CGATAGCATCAGGAACTGACACTACAAACTACTTAGCTGCACCTTTAAAAATAGGCAAGTTTTACGCAAACACCCAATATAGTTTCAATGGTAAAATTTCAAATGTTCAAATATTCAACACAGCACTACCAGATACAGAAGTAGAAACTCTTTATAATAACGGCTCACCAATAAAAACTTTAGCTAATATACCTCAAAGCTCGAATCTAAAAGCGTGGTATAAACTCGATGCAAGTGAAATTTATAATAGTTTAAGTACAGAGTGGAGTGTAGATAATAACCAAAATCCTTCAAATTATGATGGTTCTGTTTATTTTAATGGAACTTTTACTGGTGGTTGGACTTCACAAGTTTTACTACCTAGCAATTTTACATTCAGTTTTTGGATTAAAACTACTTACACAGGAAGTACATATACATCATTTTTAGAATCCGCTTCTTCAATACCCGCTAACGAAGGGTATGATGTATTTAGATACAACAATATGGCAAGTGGAAGATGGAGGCTAAACACTAATATTGGTGGACTAAGTAATGTGCCAGTAACACCTGTGATAAACGATGGAAAATGGCACAATATAATAGTAAATTATAATCCTACTACGACTACTATGACTGTATATACAGATAATCAACAATCATATTCAAGTAGTAGTTGGGATATAGGTACTAATCAACAAAACATAACGCGTTTGGGTAAAGCTTTTGATGGAAGTGGAGCTGCTTTTACTGATACTAACTTATCTAATTTAGCTGTTTGGACGGGTGATTTAACAACTTCTCAACGCGCGGAGCTTTTTAATAATGGTACGCCAAGTATTTTAACGACACATTCTAATTATTCTAATTTAAACCATTGGTGGACAATGCAAGACAAAACTGGAGGTTTTCAAGATGTAGTAGGTTCTTCTACAAACGTTTCGTTGCCAACCGCTGTTATAGAAACTGGCTTTGTAAATGCTTTAGCTGGTAATAGCTCAGGAATGTCTCAGTCAAACCTTGTTCAAAGTGACTTACAAACAGTTGCACCTTATAGTAAATATGCTTTAAATTTTGATGCTATAGATTTGGACAGAATTGATACAGGAGTAAAACTTTTTAATGATATGACTTCTTTCACTGCTTCTATATGGGCAAAAGGTTGGTCAACGTCTACACTTTCTGTTCTTATGTCACAATATGATGGTGGAAACAATCCAGGTCCTTTTATATTAACGGCAAGACATTCAACAAATACAGATGGTTTTACTGCTTGGATTGACATTGGTGGTACTTTTTACACTTCTCATAACGATATAGGATTTTCAGATAACACTAAGTGGATAAATCTTGTTGCTACGTGGGATGGTTCTAATATAATTTTATACATAAACGGTATAGCTGGGCAAACTACTTCTGCAAGTGGAACAATAAGAAATACAACTTTATATAACTTTTTTATTGGTGGTTATCCAGTTGGAATAAATAGCAATTCATATGATGGTGAACTTTCTAATTGTGCTGTTTGGAATACTGCTTTGTCAGCCACTCAAGTTAGGGAAATTTACAATGAAGGTCTTCCTAGTGACTTAAATTCTCATTCAGCTGTAAGCTCACTTGCTTCTTGGTGGCAGTTAGGTGAAAATAGTAGTTTTGCTAGTAACTGGATATGTGCAGATGAAAAAGGAACAAACAATGGAGAGTCAGTCAATATGGGAGTAGATGCTTTAACAAACGGTGTAGATAGTACAGCTAATGCAATATCAAGCGGAATGGCAGTAACAGCTAAAGGAACAGACGTACCATCATAAAAAAATATTAACTTTGTAAAAAACAAAAAAATGGCAACAACTTATGTAGTAATTAACCTATCTGACACGAACTCAGTTTTATTCAGTCAGGTGAACCAATCTTCTGCTCAAACAATGAGAAGAAATGTAGCTAATACGCAAGGTGTTTTATCGTTTCAGGTAGAGCCTTCTTTTATCACTAACGGGTCATTAGTTCCAGTAGGAACTTATACTCACGAAGAGATATTAGTTTTATTAGCTACTCCAGAGTGGACACCAGCTGAACCTGGAGAGTGAAGTATAGAAAGAAAATAACAACGAAAAGACCTGGGGTACATTCTAAGAATGCATCCAAAGGGCAAACGGCATACAAACCAAAATACCGTGGTCAAGGCAGATAATATGGAGGAAACTATCTTAATAGCTTTGATTTCAGCGCTTGGAGTCAAAGAAATATGGAATATAATTAAGAAGAAGATTGACATCAACGCTAAAAAAGAAGATGATCAAATAGAGAGACTTACGGAAAAAATTAGCAGCCTAGAAGTAAAGATAGATGAACTCATCCAAGAAAACCTCAACTTAAAAGTAAAGGTTGCTAAAATGGAAGAAAGAATATTATTAACAGCTAAAAACAGAGTAAAGAAATGAAACTATCCAAAAACTTGTCTCTTGCTGAAATGCTTAAAAGCGGCACCGCTAGCAGAAGAGGTATAGATAATAGTCCAACTGAAGAACACATTCAAAATATGAAAGTATTTGCTGAGAAGATATTTCAGCCGATTAGAGACCATTTTGGAGTTCCTTTTAATATTAGTAGTGGTTATCGATCAGAAAACCTTAACAAGGCTATAGGAGGCGCTCATAAGTATGTAGAAGGTGAGTATGTAGCTACCTCACAACATTGTAAAGGAGAGGCTGTAGATTTAGATAGAGATCATACTACCGACCCTAATAATGCTGAGGTGTTTCATTATATAAAAGATAATTTAGACTTTGATCAATTAATTTGGGAGTTTGGAACAGAAGAAAACCCTTCTTGGGTTCACGTAAGTTACAACGTAGACGGAAAGCAAAGAGGCCAAATACTAGTGGCTTATAAAGATGATAATAACAGAACCAAATACAAAGTCTATGGAAGAGAAAATTAATCAGCTTTTACAAGGTCAGGCAGTAATGCAAAATCAGCTAACAGAAATTAGCAAACAAAAAAACGACCACGAAAAAAGAATCAGAAGTTTAGAAAAAAAATACTGGACTTCAGTAGCAGTGTTTATAACAGGAATAGGAACATTTATAGAAGGTTTATTTTTACACAAATGATAGAAGAAAAAACAGAATTTCAAAAAATGTTAGAAAAATTAGAAAATAAACCAGTTCCAGAAAGAACGTGTAACATACACGATGAAACTTGTGAAAGCTGTTCAGGATGAAAAAGAAATTAAAAGACACTAAGTTAGGTCAATTTCTAAAAGATAAAGCACCAAAAGTATTAGACATTGTTGGAGACGTTTTGCCTTCGTCTGGAACCTTGGGAATTGTAAAAAACATTATACAAAAAGACCCTGATTTAACACCAGAAGAAAAAGACCAAATTCATCAGCAAGTAGTAGAGCTTTATAAATTAGAAGTAGATGATAGAGATTCAGCTAGAGAACGAGAAGTTGAGTTAGCAAAAGCAGGAAAGTTTGACTTAATGTTTAATTTAACAGGTTTGGTTGGTTTGACTTGTTTTTCTTTTTTAGTTTATGCCATTGTTTACTTACAGGTTCCTGAGCATAACAAAGAAATTTGGATTCATTTAATCGGGGTAACAGAGGGAATCGTGTTGAGTATTTTCGGTTATTTCTATGGTTCTTCAGCATCAAGGAGAAAATGATTATCTTTGTAAATATAAATTAAATCAAATGAAATTAGAAGAAAAAGAATTAAAATCTTTGAGAGATTTAAACTCAGAGTTTCAATCACTTAAAGTACAATTAGGAGAACTGGCAATACAAAAAAATTCAGTTCTTAAAAGAGTTGATTCAATAAGAGTTGAATTTGAATCACTTGAAAACGAATTAATAAAGAAATACGGAGAAAACTCTGTAATTAACTTAGAACACGGAACAGTAACACAAAAAGAAAATGTCTAAAATAAGTAACACTACTAACTATCCAACTAAAGGAAGCCCTGCAGGTACAGATTATGTAATAGGTACAGATGCGTCATCTAAAGAAACTAAAACTTTTACTTTACAAAGTATAGCTAATTTATATGCAGGTTCTGGTTCAGGTACTGTCACCAGTATTGGTTTAAGTGGTGGAACAACAGGTCTTACTATAACAAGTGACACAACAAGTCCAATAACTACAACAGGCACATTTACTATAGGTGGCACTTTAGCTACAACAAATGGAGGAACTGGCTTAACATCTATTGGAACAGCAGGTCAAGTGTTGAAAGTTAATTCAGGTGCAACGGGATTAGAATGGGGTGCTGGAGGAGGAGGAACCACCTATACAGCAGGAAATGGTTTA